GCTCAAACCGGGACCGGCTTCAGGAGTTAGCAGCAGTAGTCATTAAAATTGAAAGTCTCATATCTAAACTAATTTCTGACGATGGTGAGATTATACTCTCAAGGGAGATGAAACAACTAGAAGTTGATATTGCTGAGATTAGGAGAGATATTAGCTACATAAAGGCCTCGGAGAGGTCTATAAAGGAAGATATTAGTGCCATAAGACATAATCAAAAATAATTAATAATACGCGACCTCGAAACACCCGGTATTAAAATTGCCCACCATCCAACCCTAGTTTAATATTTTATATGTTCTCCCTGCTTAGTTTTATTTAGGCACGTGCAGTACACTTTTTATATATAAACATAAAAAAAATGTCCCTTTCAGCTGAAAGGGACATTTTTTTGTTTTGGTTAGGTTAGAATTTAAACGAAACACCTGCCTGGATAGATGAGTCGAAGTCTTCACTTGAAGCAAATGTGGTAGCATCATATACTACGTCATCATTATCAAGCCAGTTAAACTGTACATAGACATGAGCTGTTTCATTAATGATAGTTTCTACTCGAGTATACAGTTGAATGTATTGAAAGCTGTCATCGAGACCATAACTCTTACCGGTCTCGCCGCCGAGAATGAGATCAAAGTATTCAGATGTAAACCTCTTAGAGATGTTTAGAGCGGGTGTATAAATCATCTGAGTCGAGTAATCAATTGTACCGCTTCCATCCTCTACGTTTAGAGAGAGGATAGCGTCAACGAAGTTGAAGGGAGATACCTTGTACTGGCCTTCGAGTTCAAAGGTAAAATCTGAACCTTCAGTTTTATGAGCTACTAAACGGGTATCGATATCACCGATTGGTGTATTGAATACTGTACCTAGGGATGCGTGAAGCTGGTCTCTGTCGTCTTCTACGAGCTCAACACTACCAACAATACTAAGATTACGAAGCGTACCAACCTCAGACGAAGCCTTAAGGTATGCGGCGTCTGTGGCGTCTACTTGCCCTCGGTGGATACGTTGCTCGTAGTAGCCGAACTCGACTGCATTCTGATCTTTAGTATTCTGTACACCTTGACCATTTACAACAGTAGCTGCAAGCAATGAAAGGATAGCGGTTTTAATTGTATTTTTCATATTCATATACGGTTATTATAACGTATAGAATTATTAAATCAACTTCTTTTATAGTTCAAATTCATCAAAATCAGATGAATCAATCTCAGTATCTCTTGCACCGATCTTATAAGAACTAATTTCAGTCTCCTGAGGAGCAACCTGTACTTTTGAACTATCTGTAAAACTGTTTAACCAGCCTCCAATAGGGTTAGTAGGCGCATCAAATATCTTGTCATACCCAAGAGACTTGAGTCTATTGTTAGCTAACCATTCAATGTAACCACCTAGCATGTCAGCGTTTAACCCTAGGAGAGACCCTTTAGAGAAGAGGTATTCAGCCCATTTCTTTTCGTTCGCGACAGCGAGGCGATACATATCATAGACCTTCTGCTCATTGTCTTTAACAATATCCTGGAAACCTTCATCCGGATTATCACGCCAGTTTTTCATAATATTCTGTGTAATAGCAGTATGTAGATTCTCATCACGTGCAATCAGACCGACGATCTTCGACGTACCTTCCATCTTACCTTTATAGCCGAAGAAGAACGAGCATGCGAAAGAGGTATAGAAGGCTAATCCTTCAGTAATCTGAGTACTTAGTACAGAATTAAAAATTCGTTGCTTCATACAACCACCGTCATCGCCTAGTAGAGTGTTATATGCGCTGCTAATTTCATTCGCTCTTTTAACAATCTCCTTATCTTCAAGAATAGAATCAAAGAACTGTGTAGCATCCTTGGCGATATTCTGTAGTACATATGTATATGAATAACTATGGATAGTTTCAAATCTCGCCCAAGAAGTCATACAGATTTCTAGCTCTGGGTTAGATACATAGTTCTTAATATTATGAATACTTCTGGAGAGCATACTATCAGTCATAGTCTGCCATTTAAGATTACTATTAAAGATAAATCTCTCTGTATCCGTTAGATTTTCGTAGTCATTACGGTCTTTCGTTAAAGATACTTCTTCTGGTAGCCAGTGAAATTCTTCCTGCTTTCTCCATAGCTCGAAGAACTTCGGGTACTTAAACCTATCATACCTCTGTAGAGATAGATCTTCGCCTAGAAACATAGGCTCTTTTGTTGTATCGATATTTTTTGTATTTAGAACAGTCTTCATGTTAATTATATTATATTAGTGTTACTTATTTATATTGCACAAGCTCCAGATTCACAACCGTCATCGACTGCATCCTCACCTGAGCTTTGCTTATCACCATCATCTGTATTTAGGTAATAGCCAGTACGCCAACCTAGTTTATACGCTAATAATAACTCTTTGATTACCTTAGAATCTGGTAACGCTCCACCTTCGTAATGAGCATAGTTATAATATACATTAGCACTAATACTCATGTCGACCCACTTCTGTAACGCTCCTACGATCTTAATAAGACCCTCATTACTCTTCATATCATATGCTAGAGTATACTTGCTCTTATATGAAGAGTAGTTAGGTACAATAACAGGTAGCGTTCTCGCTTTAGATTTCTTATATGTTATATAAGATCTAACAGGCTCAATACCATTAGTAGAGCATTGAATAACCGAAGAGCTCTCGCAAGGCATAATAGCAGATACTGTACTATGTCTCAATCCAAACTCCTTAATTCTTGCTCTTAGAGCTTCCCAGTCCATAGAATTCTCTCTCGTCACATACTCGTCGATCTCTTTCTTATACGTATCAATCGGTAACCAGCCCTTTGAGTACTTAGTCTCATTAAACTTAGCGCATGCTCCTCTTTCTTCTGCAAGACTACATGACGCGCTGAGTAGGTTATATTGCACCTTCTCCATTAGCTCATCAGCAACGTTCGGTGCTTCAGCATCCTCGTAACCCACACCCTTCTTAGCAAGATAAGCAGCGAAGTTTGTAATACCGATGCCAAGAGATCTTCTATTTTTAGTAAAGTTCTCAGCTGCAGGTAGGAAGTAGTCTTGGTAATCGATAAGCTGATCTAGAATACGAATAGTAATATCACATACTTTCTCCATCTCAGCATCAGATTGAATCTCTAACACGTTAATAGCCGAGAGAATACAAATACCAATTTCAGCGTCAGTATCAGAAGTATCTTGCAGAGGCTTTGTAGGGTGTAATACCTCGACACATAGGTTAGTCATCTTAACATCTGTATCCCACGCAGAACGCTGATTACAGTGGTCGATATTCATGAAGTAAATCCGACCAGTCTCAACGCGCTCTTTAACGAATAGGGACATTAAAGAACGGGCCGGTATAGTCTTCTTAAACTTTAATGAAGTCTTACGTTCATACTGCTCGTATAGTTCGTCGAAGTTTTCATGCCCGAAAGCATCATATAAATCTTTCGCTTCATTTGGAGAGAATAGAGTAATGTCTTCATTCCTAAGAAACCTCTTATAGAACAGCTCACTAAATTGAATACAGTAGTCGAGCTTTCTGACACGGTTATCATCTGTACCAGAGTTATTCTTAAGTACAAGCATATCTTCAGCCTCATAGTGCCAGAAGGGAAAGTTAACTGTAGCAGAACCACCTCTAATACCATTCTGATGGCAAGACTTGACGGTGGATTCCATTAACTTAAGGAACGGGATAACACCTGTATGTAAGACCTCACCATTTCTAATAGGAGAGTTAATTGGTCTCACACGGCCAATGTTTAAACCAATACCGTATCTTGAACCTGTAGCGAAACCAGCTGCTGCGGAAGACGAGAAGATAGAAGGTAGTGTATCATCGATATCAATTAGACAACAAGATGCATACTGCCTGATCTTGGTACGTACACCAGCCATTAACGGTGTAGGTATATTAATCTTAAACTTTGAGAAGTAATCGTAAGCTTTCTTTATATAAGCAATCCGCGTATCGCCAGTATATTGACCAAAGCACACCATAGCAATAATCATATAAGCAAATTGAGGGGTCTCATAAAGCTTTCCAGTAGATCTGTCTTGAATAAGGTACTTATCACACAGCTGCCGCATACCTGCATAAGTGAAGTTTTCATCACGGCTGTGATCGATGTATTCGTCGAGTTTATTAATCTCTGTCTTATTATACATCATCAATATATCTTCATCATATACATCATGATCATGTACATTCTCATTAATGAAGTCGACAAGCTTAGGAGGATTCTTACCACCCCATACCTCTTTACGTAGATGGTATGATAATAGACGCGCTGCAACATATTGATAATTAGGTGAACTAAGGCTGATTAAATTTGCAGCTGAATCAACTAAGACGTCGTGAATTTCGACCGTCGTCATACCTTCTTTCTTCTGCAGATCAGCATTAATTTCGATATCAGACGCCGTTACACCTTTAATACCTTCTACAGCCCACTCAATAACTCGGTGAATTTTGTCTACGTTATAGGGTACTAATTCCCCGTTTCTCTTCACGATGTTCATATATGAGTTTATTTACTTTATTTTGTTAGGATTAATAGTTTAAAAGCACCGAATCTCTGAAAATTAAATTCACTCTCATTTAATTTGAGTAAGTGCTGGAGAATCTTCTTATCATTGATAATAGGATTATCTGTTAGGCGTGTAAATGCGTTAAAGTCAATAGGGAATATACGGTTATTAAGATACGAATATGCGTCGTGACATGTCATACCATACTCATCTAATATCTGCTCGTATGTCGAAATATCTACTGCTTTTTCTTTTTGCTGCTTTAGAAGAGTATCAGCCAACTCCTTACCGTTCTTATTCAACTGTAGAAAAAGCCCATATAACGGTAATATGGCATATTCATCTGCTTCCTTCTCAAACGCTAGTAGTATCTTTCTTGGTTTATATTTTTTATTAATAGAGAGACGTTTATGGTCATATTCATTTTTAATAGCGAATCCCAGAAACAGGGTAGGCATATCACCATCGAATGATTCAAACTTATCAGTATCGACAGGTTGGTCAACTAATCTTATATCAACCATTACATTGAGATTTCACTAACCATTGCGCCTGTCTTGAGATCGATAGTTCTAATCTTATCGCCAGTATAAGGGGTCATAATAGTCACAGAAACCATATTACCGGAGATAGTAGGTCCACTATATTTACCTGGCGGAAGACTATGGGATGCATGGATGCCCCCGGTTTGCACATCAAAGATTTCTACCTTATCGTTATTAATTCGAGCAGTTAAGTTCATACCTTGATTATATACTCCTTTATAAAATGTTCAACGTCAGAATCAGTTTTATTATAAGTAAATCCGGTCAACGCGTTATTAAAGCTAGGATGATCCTTTAAGATACTTTTCTTACCAAACTTCTCCTGTATATGTGTTATAATATCCTCAGCGGGGTATAGTACACTCTCGCATACGTTTAACACCTTTCGTATATCCTCACATTTATAACCCTTCTTAAGAAAGGCCTTAACTTCTCTGCAAATATAGTATTTTGTGAGATTATCCTCACTACCGTATTCATCTATCTTCTTTTGGAGGAAGTCACCAGAGTAAACGGTAGGTTTACCTGTGACGACGCAATTAATCTTTTGGGTGCTTGGCATCATATAATTATATGGTATATTGTGGGATTTTCAACTTTAAACTCTAAATAGTAGTATGACCTTTAATGATTTGTATAATCAACTTCTAGAGGACTTTACTGCTCCTACTGATACTAAGAGACCGGCTAAGGTCAGACCTAGTGGTAAGTACGGTACTGTTAATCCTCAATTGAACGAACCGCATAGTACAAAATCTATTTCTGGATTTAAGGGTCAGCCGGGCGGAAAAATGAAGACGATGTTTGTTACTCTACCTGTAAGGCAGAAGAAAAAGAAGAAGAAATCTAAAACCGCTCCTCAATAAAGCGGCGTGTTCTCTCGTTTCGGTCTTGTATTGGATGTTTTACTCCTCTCGCATCCCGGTACGTTCTCTTATACTCCTCAAGCATACCTACCTTGTTCTTATTGAGTACATGTTGCGTAAACTTGGGAAATTTAGCAACTACATTACCTACGTTGAAAGTGAAATCGAGCAGTATTTGTTTTTGATCGATAACTAGTTGATTATAGTCTACTTTAAATTTATCTCTTAAATGCTTCTTCAACCTACCCTCAGAGTGGCGAAGATCTTTTAAAAGTAGAGCAGTGGCCTGTGCTTCGGTTAATCCGGACGTGAACTTACCAGACCTGGCCTCGTTACTAGTGAGTTTATGGCCGTACCCTATTGTATTTGTGCCGCCCTCTGCGCTCGAGTAAGGGTAGAATTTATTTTTTTTCCAACCAGACATTACGGAATTTTCGGCGCTCTTTACTTCCTGAATAAAACTAGGATTATATATAGGTGATGGAGATACCTTTAGAGCAGCTTTAGAGGGGGAGGAGAACGTAATACCAGACGCGTCTGCTGTTGTACCGCCAGCAAGCGAAGCTAGGCCTAGTGCACCGGCAG